AGATACATTGATCTTTACGACCTGATTTGTTAGAAAGAACTCAGGGGCAGTTCCTGCAGAACCTACTGCCATCGCACCAGTTGACTGACCTGAAACATTCTGAATGTTACCAGCTGATTTGTAATCAGTTCCCATAATCAATTTCAGGGTGTCGCCTACTACTGGTACACCGCCATCATTCTGAGCTACTATTGTAGCATCATTAAACAATGCGGTGCTACTATTCTCAAAACCGAGAACGTATGCGTATCGTTTGTGGATTGAACCACGTTTTTCTGTATACTTAAACTGAGGGTCGTCAACAGGTGCCTTAGAAACCTTAGATACCATTCTAAAGAATGGAGTCTGGTCTAATGCAAGTTCTGAAAATCTTTCAGAGAAGTCATATCGTCTACGAAGATCGCCAGTACTTAGACCTGAACCAGCTACTATGCCAGTTCCAGATTCGGTCAGCCCCGTTGAGCCGCTCAGGAAAGCAGGTGTTGCTGTGTGTACAGCCATATCCTTATCTCCTTATTACCTTATTGTCTAAACAATTCCTCCACACCCTCACCTTGTTTAGCAAGTTGGTCGAAAATAAGGTCGTCAGAACTCTGATCCATAGTTTGTGAACCAGTAGTACTTACGCTCTTAGGTTTCTGGCGTACATTTTTCATTTGTTCAGTTACTTCTTTCCTAGCGGAATTAGCAATATTCTTATCCCGATTTTCTCTATTAAATAGATAAAAGATGTCATCAAGAGATAGCTTACGACTTTTTGCGAACTCAAGAACTTCATCCATTTGACCGTCCGATAATTCGTGACGGCTTTTGAAAGCTGTTTCTTCATTCGCAAGGTCGCTGTGCGCTCTTTGCTCATTGGCAAATGCTCCCAACCTTTGTTGGACAACACCATCAATGGTAGCTCCAAGAACTCTTGCTGAATCTGAATTGGAATCAGAAATTGCTTCATCATAATCAAAAACAAAATCCTCTGGTACGCCCAATCGCTCTTTCAAGTTGACTGGTGCGGAACCACCACCCTCAAAATAATCTCTCACATGAGTAATTAAGTTGGGGTCTTCTTTCATCGCATCAAGAACTGGGACATAAGGCTCTAGCTCACTCAATCTTTCATTTAGACGTTTTGCTTCTTTACTAGAATCTGAATATCTCTTTTCCCAATCGTGCTTTTGTTGCTCGGGGCTCACAGGGACTGCCTGAGAGGTTTCCGATTGAGCTTCGGCAAGCACAGGGGCATCTGGCTCGGTACTGGATTGTGAGTCATGCATCATACTATTGACATCTTTGTCAAGGGCGGCAAAAAAGTCTGCCGTATCCTCATCTGTATTTTGCACAGGAGATTCAGGGCTGTCTACCAACAGGTTGTCTGTCTCTTGATTGTCACTCATAATTTTATTCTCCCTAATTTAGTTAAGACAGACTATCTAAGTCAAGAGCACTATTTTTTAGGCTGCCTGTCTCTTCTTGATTCATTTATTGCGCTTTTGACTTCCCTCTGTAGGTCTTTTCTAGCCAAGTCGTACTCTTGATTCATTCCCTTTCTTACCACTCTCTGCTCGGCTTTTGTATCTTGGACATCCTTCCTCATTTCCATCTCAGCTTCGTTAATGTCTTCTCTAATACCAGCCTGTACAACCTGCCTTGATAATGTTTCAATCGTTCCCTCTCTGTCTTTCAGCATTGACTCTAATTGGTCTACTTGTGATTTGAGTTGCGCATATACGGATTTTCTCTTAATAATATTCTCTTTTCCACGAACATCCGTTTCTGCGAGCATCGCAACATCATCAATAAGACCAGCCTGGAACCATCTAAAGTATTCTTCAAGTAATGCCCATCTATTAACAGGCATCGTAGAACCAGCTATAATTCTTATATCAAACTTAGCAGTTCCATAATCCTTCCATTTACCGATTGCTTCTCCAAAATCATTATAAATCGGAATGTTAATCTCTGATTCTTTTTCTTCTTGTAATGCACTTGGCTGGACAATTCTAAAGACTTTATTCGCGGTATATGTCGCCTGAGCAATTTCTTTGAATACTTTACCTAGATGTTCTAGGGCAGGCTCTACTAATGTCTCCATCCAAGCTTTAATTCTTCGTGTTCCATATTCATCAGCAGCAAGAAGACCTCTATAAGTTTCATGTTGTTCTCCAACATTTCCCTGCATTGAGGAGTATATACCTGATAAATACTCCATATCCTGCTTACCAGTTTGAGTCATTTGGAAAAAAGCGTTATTTAGAGGAAGAGGGTTTATAGGAGTTGGAGGTTGGAATCCCTGCCTATATTTCAATAATGCGCCTGGTGCGGAAGAATATTGTTCCCATTCATCCTCTGGGACTGATCCTTCTTCATATAACCATCTAAGGTTAGATGATAGGTTTGCATTATGAATCATTATCTGATGAGCTTTATTTAATTCTTGTTGCTTTCCGACAAGTGGAGTAACCGCACTCATGGGATAAGGAGTTCCTGTCCATTGATACATTACAGGAATGATTGGGTATTCAGTACAAGGAAGTATGTATTCGTATAGAAATACATCCGCAGCCAAAGTGCAGCACAACTTAATTCTCGTATCATAAAACTTTACTGAATCCACTAGATTCTTAGCAAACTCTTGATTTTCCATCAAAACTTTAAATTCTTCTTCTCTAACAGTCTGATTCTCTACTCTTGTCTCACGCTCTGTGATCTTGGAAATAATCATCTGTTCTTGTTGTTGAAGTGTTGCTTCAGCTTCTTTATTCGCTTTTTCAAGCTCTAGGACGGCACGCTCCTCAATCATCTCCCCACGTTCCACAGCTTCCATTAAAGCCTTTTCTTTCTCTTTAATTTGGACTTGTAGCTCTTTTTTAATGAGTTCAAGCTCTTCTTGAGCTTGTTGCTTAATAGCTTCCATCTCTTCTTGATTGGGTGGGATATTGACGTAGATGTGCCTATAAGCGACTTTAATCTTTTGATACATCTCAAAAAGGTCGAGAATCTCATCTTCCTCTGCAGAGTCAGGATCGAAGGCTTCAAATCCCACATCTTCCCTCTGGATGCTATCTGATCTACCTATATCTCGCATTGTGTAAGCAGCGTTCCCTTCTGTGGCTGATCCACTTGCTTTCTTAATTTTTCCCTTCATATCAGGGAAAAGTCGGTATAATTGCTGTTTCGGAAGAGACTTCTTAACCATTACATAGGAAGCATCTCTCAATAAGAAGTCGGTACTCATTGGGTCAACGAATACGTCAAATGGCTCAATCCTTTCAAATTTAACCTCTCCCATGCCCCTGTCAGCATCAGGGTCTATATCAATAAGAAAGTATCCTACTGACTTGGTAAGAGCGTCCTGAATGATATGAGAGTATATTGACTTACCATTAGAGAGATACCAACAATAGTCAGCAATATCAGAGTGTACAGCAGCTACGTCAGTATCACTTCCCTCAGCACCAACAGCCTGCCATCTGGGACTATTTGCCGTAACGAAGTACTTCATCATCTCAATAACAGGAGTAATTCTATTAATAACAAAGGAAGGCATCCCTGCATCCTCTAATTGAACCTTCTCATCACTTGTGAGCTGATCGTTCAGATAAAAGTCATAGGCTTGCTGTTGTATGCTCTCCCATTTCTGACGATTACTATTATTGGCTCTAGACCAAAGTTCTTTATTCCTCGTAGCCTTCTTTTTATTACTTATTCTTGGCATTAGTTTTTCCTCGCTCTCTGTATTCCTGCTTCTTCCTCAGCTTCTCTAATAGGGCGGGCAGCTAATGTTTCAAATCCCTGATTAGAGAGATTCTCTACTCCTTGCGAAAAAGATTGTGCAAAATTTCTTGCACCACCCATAACTCGATGTGCTATGCTTCTCCTTCGGTAATCTCCTGCCTCTCCTTGTAAATAGTCGTTCATTCTATGAATTGTAAGTTGATGATCTCTATGGGTTCCCTCAAGCGTAGGCATTGTGTAATCCCCGTATCTAGTTTTTACCTCTTCTGATCCGTACTCACTAGGCTTGTAGTGGGTATGCCAAAATAACCATTTTCTAGCCATATCTTTTTCTTCTCGAGTCCCATCTGCCAAAGCTCTTAATGCATTTTTACCCTTTGTTGTGTCTAATGCGCCCTGTTTACCAAATTGCTCAAACGTATTAAGATAAAACAAAGCACGTTGCTCATCTGCGTTCATTGCTATGGTAGAGTCATTTTCACTTACGTTGATACTATCTTTATTGAGAAAATTATATCTCTCAGAATCGTTAATAGCAGCATTACGTTTAAAACGAAACCCTCTATTCTTTGCTGTTGTGAACTCCTGTTTTTCACCTGTTAAAAACTGAAATCCTCCCTTTGCAGTAGTGCTATCATTTTCTAGATTAACTCCGTACTCACTTTCTACACCCAAAACCCTATAAGCATAATCTTTAACATACTCCTTTATTTTTTTCCTTTCTTCTGGGTTCACAAATCTATCCTTTAATAAATCATCCAATACGGAATCTGATAAGCCTGTGTCCTCTTTAATTAAATCATCATCAAAAATAAAGCGTGGCATATCAGAATCTCTTAGTGAATTGTATCCCTGAAAAGGGAGTGTCCTGATCCTCACCTGGGACTGGTGAACGATAGTTATGTCTTCCAATGCTAAGTTTTCCACCCTCACCGAGAGGAA